CTCGTTGCTGGCGCTCAATAACTCTCTCCATGCCACGAGCTAGAATGTTCGTCCATCGCTCTATCGCCTGTTCATTGCGGTCAATTGCGTCTTTGGTCTCTTGTTTTTCTTCCGTGGACTTTACCTGTATCTCGTTATCCGGCGACGATGCCACGGACATAGGTCCTGGGGGCATTGGAGCCTGTACGCCGCCTCCAAAGGCCTCTGGTGGGGTTGTTGTTTGCGCAAGCTGGCCACTGGCTGCGGACTCCGCAAGTGCCCCAGCCATCGTATTGACGTCCAGCGGTACAGGTTCGCCGCCCGGCGGAACTGGTCCTGGGGGCATTCCTGGCACACCTGGAGGCATTCCCGGCATTCCCGGCGGCATTCCTGGCATTCCCGGAGGCATTCCTGGCATACCTGGGACTTCAGTCTGGCCTTCTTCCATTTTCTTCTTGGTGTTAGCAATCGGAATGAGATTGGGGTTCTGGAGCAAGGAGTCTGCGAGGTCTGCCTCAACTTCTTTACGAGAAGAACCGATTCTATACTCGTTTGCACTAATTAAGCCAGTCTGGAACTCCTGCAACAGGTACCTGTCTCTTTCCTGCTTGTAGAGCATAAGAATTGGGACTTCTGACGTGTCAAAATCTAGATAATACTTGTCATCGAGTTCATCAAGAGCTCTGGCGATTGGCTCAAGATGGGGGAGCATTGTTTCCATCCAAAAAACACGGATTTCTTCTCCGGCATTACTGAATGTTCTTCCAGAAGCGTTTCCTATGACGGATTCAGGAACACCAAATGCTGACAGAATTTCTTCTTTTGTTATTTGACGCATCTGAACATATGCCGCATCGCGCGGATTGGCCGAAGTATCGACGAAATCAACACCGTCATCGGCAGCAATAACTGTTGTATGACCAGCCCTTGCCAGATTGCCGCGGAACCTATTTCTAAGCTCCTCCTTATCGTCTTCTTCCATCTCTCCACGAACAACCAAAATGCCGCCAGGACGACCATCATTAAGCAGGTAGTTGCGGTTGTAGATTTTGGCTAGGTTTTCTATCTCAATGGCAACCCCAGCCGCTTCCAGTGGCGTAAGGGACAGATAAGGGTCGAGAGGGTGCGGTCTCCTTATCCAGCAAACATCTTCTGGCTTTAAGAACTGCTTTTCTCCGTAGGGCATTTGTACTTCGTACCCTGATACGAACTTTTTGGGGTCCGGTATTGGTGCCGTTGATTGAGGTGGAAGAAGGTTGAGGGCAATAATTCCCCCATCCCGTCCTCTAATTTTCTCTACGAATGCCCCTCGAGTACCGAGCATCAGCTGAGCCGACAATCTGTATCGGAAAATAAAAGAGTTTTCTCCTACATTCGCCTTATTATTCAAGAGCTCTAAGAGGGTAGACCTGTTGGCCTCGCGGCCGCGAACTATTTCCCCCTGATTAGAGTTGTCTTTCCTAAGAATAATTGGAAGGCGAGCCTGATTTCCAGCAATCGCATCAATACATCTATTGACCCAAGTAATCTTGGACATTCCCTCGCGATAGGCGCGTTCAATGTCCCATCCATCCTTATACGCTTTCCCTGCTAGGGACGGGTTTATGGATACCGGAGCTCCATAGCCCAGGTCCTTGCGGGACGGGGGGATTATATTTTTATTTTGAGACGGGTTCCAACGCATGCGCTACCTACCCGAGGCCCAATAACAAAGCGAAAAGTCCGCAACAAACACCAGCAACCACCCAACCGGCAGGCATGAATATCATACCTGTACCAATACTACAGAACATTATAAAGCAAACCATTAACAAATTTGCGAAAGTTCCTCTGTTCGCCTTGGCTGCTAGTGAAGATTTTGTTTTTTTGAGGAATAAAACTGGAGATAATAATACCACCCTAAGTCTTCCGGGTGATTTTTTGCGTTGTTTTTTTATGTTCTCTGATGCTGGTGGCATGTAAGATACAGTAGCGCAGAAGTTGGCCCTCGGGCACCATGGGCGCTATTTGATTGGTTACGTTAACTTATGGCATCAAAATCTAACTGGGAAGAAGTTCTAGAGTATCTGAGCCCCAAGCTGCCTCCTTTTTGCCCAGAAGAGCCATCTTTGAATCAAAAAGTTTTTTTGAGGACAAACTGCCTTGAAGGTCTCTTTGGTGGGGCGGCTGGTGGAGGCAAGTCCTCAGCCCTTTTGATGGCCGCCCTACAGTATGTGGATGTCCCTGGCTATTCAGCAATCCTCTTCCGTAGAACATTTGCCGACCTCTCTCTGCCAGGTGCCTTGATGGACCGCTTTAAATCGTGGATGAGTAACTATGACGATGTTCACTGGAATAACAATAGTTTCGTGGCCACCTTCCCATCTGGGGCTCGCATTTCATTCGGCTACCTAAATAACGTTAACGACTATCTGAGATACAAAGGTTCTGAGTTTCAGTTCATAGGGATGGACGAAGTTACAGAAATCCGAGAATCCGACTATAGATACCTTTTCTCTCGTCTGCGTCGTCCCGCAAGTGGTCCTTTGGCGCAGATTCCGCTTCGGATGAGGGCGGCATCCAACCCTGCTCCGAATTGGGTTCGTCAGCGGTTCATCGTAGAGGGCAGAGAGACTGGACGGGTCTTTGTTCCATCCACGCTTAAAGACAACCCAGGAATTGATGCAGATTCATATAGGCAGGCCCTGTCTGCCCTAGACCCCGTTGAACGGCGACGTCTAGAAGAAGGCGACTGGTGGTCGACGACCCTCGGTAGCCTTTTTGACCGCGAATCTTTCATAATTATTGACCCCAGCGAAATCCCCGTCATAACCAATTCTGCCAGAGTCGTTAGATTCTGGGACCTTGCAGCATCCGAGCCCACCGCGTCATACCCTGACCCTGACTGGACAGTCGGAACCCTCATGATGTTCGACGGTGGCGTTTCGTACATTCTTGACATCAAAAAAGCACGAGTAAGGGGCGAGAAAGTAGAACAACTAATTGCCCAGACGGCGGCAGAGGACGGATACGGAGTGGCCGTCAGGATGGAGCAGGAGCCTGGTTCATCTGGCAAGGCGCTAGTTGACCAGTACGCCAGATATGTGGTTCCTGGGTACGATTTTGGAGCTATGAGGCCAACCGGAGACAAGGTCACGAGAGCGCGTCCATTCGCTGCATCTGCTGCAAACGGGAATGTTCGCCTAGTTAGGGCTCCATGGCTCACAGATTTCCTTGATGAATTTTCATCTTTCCCCGAGTCCGCTAATCACGACGACCAAGTAGACTCCGCTGTTGGGGCTTTTACTTTTCTTACCGGCTTGGGGTTGCCTAGACGCAGGAAAGCTTCTATACTCCTCTAAACTAGCAAGCAATTAGACACATACTAAAGGGACCAATATGAGCTTAGAAAAAATCCAGGAACTCCGTTCGGCTATTTTAGAGCTTGACGGACATGTTTCGTCATTCCTTGCAGGGGACCCAACAGCAGAAGAAGCTGGAGAAGTTCTTGCAGAGTTAAACTTCCTCAAACGAGACATGTCTGTTGTCTACGAACAATTTGCAAATCTTTTTGCTGACATTATGGGCGCTTCTGACACGCTCCTCCTTCCAGATGGCACAACCATTGAAAAGAAATCTTCCTATGACCGAAAGGGCTGGAAGCACCTAGACCTGGGTTCTGCCGTTGCGGACCGTATCGTAAAAATGTCGGTTGATATGGATACTGGCGAAGTTACAAAATCTCCAAAACAAATAGCAGAAGAAATGCTTACATACTGCGCCCCTTCGTATTGGCGAATTAAAGAACTGAACAAAATTGGGATTAACGCCGATAGCTTTAGCGAAGTCGGCGAGCTCAAAACCAGCATTATTGTCCGTAAACCGAAAAACTGAATAGAGGAAAAATGACACAGAACAGCAACGATATCGCCCGTCTCTTGGCGGAGCCGTTTCCAGAAGAAATGGAACGAACACTCATAAAAAGTGGTGTTGAGTTAATTTATCTGCCAATTAGTGAAGTTATAAATCGCCTAAATAAGGTGCTGGGAATGAGCAACTGGTCATTCGAAATCATTTCTGTTGCTCGTGATTTAATCGATACCGACGAAATAATTGCGCACGTTTCCCTTACGGCAACGATTGATGGATGCACGATAACTAAGCACGGCTTCGGTGGACAGTCAGTAAAGCGTCAGAGAAAAGACAATAAGCCTGTTGACCTTGGCAACGATTTCAAGGGAGCAGTCTCGGATGCCCTTAAAAAAGCAGCACAGCTACTTGGTGTCGGACTTTATCTAGCACGCTCTTCCGATGCCATGGATGCCGAAGACGCAATTGGCGCATCCATGCCTCACGTTGAGCCGAGCCCCAATATTGAACCATCTTCTGAATTGGACGAAGAATGGAACAACTTTGTAGGCGTCACAAAGACTCTTGACAAAGAGCAAAAAGAGTCCCTAAATGACTTTTGGGCGAAATACTCTTCTGGAAAGCCAAAGCCGACCCGCACTACAGTGACAGAAGAAGAAATTAAGGCTCTCATAGTAGAAGCAATGCGTTTATCTTTCGGAGCGACAATTATTGAGTCACCAAATGACAAGTGAACAGTCGGTTGTCATGAAAGCCCCAAACATGCTTTCACCGTCTTCAATTGGAACATTCCGTCAGTGTCCATTAAAGTTTAAGTTCACTAAAATTGATGGCTTGCAAGATTCTCCCACTGAATCCACAATGCTTGGAAATTTCGTGCATGAGATTCTCGAAACAATGTACGCCCTTCCTCCTGAGCAAAGAACTCAAGACACTGCGAGATTGATTGCTCGCGACCTGTGGGAGTCAAAATGGGAAGAAATGGTAAAAACCATTATTCGTTCAGAAAAAGAAATCAAACTTTTTAGGTGGACCGCTTGGTGGTGTGTTGAAAATGTTTGGGCCCTAGAGCAACCTATGGAGGTTCAGCCATGGGCGATTGAAGAGCATGTAGAGGGGGAAATCTCTGGAGTGAAGCTCCACGGATACATAGACCGCCTTCATGTGGATGGAGATACGGCCAAGGTTTGTGATTACAAAACCGGGAAAACTCCCAAAAAACAGTATGTTGATGATAAGTATTTCCAATTAATAATTTACACTCAACTTCTAGGAAGTGCCGGAATAGAGGCAAAAAACTTTGAGATTGAATTGCTTTATCTAAAAGACGGCGTCAGATTTGAAAAACGAGTAACCGAAGAAGACATTGCAAATGTTGCTTCTGTCATTGCTGAGGTTAAAGCCGGCATCGACCTGAGAATTGCTCAGGGTCATTTTGAGCCAAACAAGTCAATTCTTTGCAATTGGTGCGGCTTCAAGTCAATTTGCCCAGCCTGGAAATAAGTTGCAGGCCCTAATGGAGACATCACAGATTAATAAAACAATGAATACAAAATGGAACGACGACGCCTTTGCAAGAATGGTTGCCGAAGAAGTAAAAAACAAAACTTCACTTCAAGAACGCGAAGAACTTCAAAATCCAGAACATTGGGATAGATGGAAGCGTGCTCTTATAGCTCTTTCGGACAACCTACAAAGACAAATTGACTCAATAGAGGCAGATAGTGAATCAGACCAGCAGCGTTATTCTTCTCTTGGTGCCAAAGGTGGGAAACTAACGACGGAAGCACTTCGTTACTATGGTGAAAAAGCAACCCGAATCAAGAGATTCAAATATCACGTAGACCGCCGTCTTGACGACGTCTGCCTAATGATTGACACAGGGGAAACCAGTAATAACGACGGGTGGAAGGAAGTTGACTTTTACCGCAGGGCAATCATTGCGCACAAAAACTTATTAGAAGAGTTTGACCTTGAAGATACGGCCATCGACCGTTCGCTATGGGATTGCCTTGATGGTAAATGGACTTTCGGGGACATTAATAATGACAATTTATGATGTAATATTCATACTTAATGAAGCCCAATAAGCCAATTAAACGAACGCCGCTCAAACGCAGTACAAAGAAAATAGCCAAACGTAGCCAAAAAACTGAAGAAATATACGTTGAGCGCCGCAAGATTGTTGCTCGAATGCTGTCTGATTTCCCACTTTGTTTTGCCTGCCCAGTTTTTGCCAAGAATGATGGATTGCATGTTTTTATTCATCGCAATAGTGTCGATGTGCATGAGCTCGTTCGTCGCTCGCAGGGTGGCTCAATACTTGAAGAAGAAAATCTCGTTACCGTGTGCAGAAAGTGTCACTCAAGAATCGGCAACGAACCGGCCCTTGCTTTTTCGCTTGGGTTGGCCAAACACTCATGGGAGTGAGTGTATTATTTAGTTATCTTCAGAAATCGCTACCTGAGGACCCAAATAGGTGCACGGGCGGGTAG